GGCCGGTGGGAAGGTTGACCAGTCGTTTGAGATGACATTCGACCCAAAGCTCGCCCGCATGAGGGTGGCTTTTGAGGACTGGTCTGGGCTGATTGGAGATTGGCGCCCAGCATGGAAGCATCTACGCACCCTTTTCAGGAAGCACGAGGCTCGACACCTAAGTACCGAAGGATCGTCTAGCGGCGACGGATCCCTGTTTCCCAAGCTGAGTACGCGGTATGGAGCTTGGAAGGCTAAGAACTACGACTCGGGGCTCCCAATTCTGCAGCGTGAGAAGGTGCTTTTTCGCGCTTTGGTTGAGGGGGTTCCGAGTTCCGCCGTTTTTAATCGCATGACCAAGACCAGCCTCACCCTTGGAATTAAGCCAAATGCCGTCGTTGAGGATCCGAAGAGATCGGGCAGGGCCTATCACCTAGGGGTAGCAGCTCAGGCGCACGCATCAGGGGCTACCCTCAAGATGCCGCAAGGCACGACGGCGACCCTTCCGCAGAGGCCCCCTATTCGCTTTAACGGCAACGTGCAAGACAGATCGTCTTTCGGTTACGCAGCGTCTCAGATCCTCCAGGCCCATATCGTCAAGGCTCGTCGAAAAGCCCTTTCAAAAGACATCGAAGCGGCCATCGGTGGGCCTTCTGGGGCACACAAGGGCCCAGACGCGACCATTGAGTCCATTCTGACCAGGGAGTGGCGTTAATGGCCTACTACGGAGCAGAGGCGGCTGTAGAGGCTCTCCACGAGTTCCTGACTGACGGAACGTATGGCTACAACGCTCAACTCGCCACCATGAGGAGCGAGCTCTCGGTTGGAACGGCAGATCTTCCCGACGTTCTGGCTTTTGAGAAGTACTACCCTAAAGACCTTCAGGCGAGGCAGTTTCCTCACATGTCGATAGTCTATTTATCGGACACGGCAGAGCAGGAAGCTAACTCGAGGATGATTAACCTGTCCGCAGAGCTGAGACTTACAGTCTTGGACATGAATGTGGGTGGGTCAGAGGCGGCAGTTGGATTAGCCATGTGTCGCTATAGGGACGCCCTTACGAAGATATTCCTTCGTCGCCTTCCAATGGGAAAACAAGGGTGGACTCTTTCTAATGGTGGAACTGCTGCCACCGGACGTGTTATTCGATGTACCATCGAATCGAACATGCTCGCCTTTGATCCCGAGATTCAAGCAAGCACACCAAATATGATGCTGCGAACCTCTTTATTGGTTCGCTTGCAGGAGGACTACTGAGATGACTGGCCCCTCAACAGACATCGGCCGCGACCTGGTCGTATTCGTCGATCCGCAGAGCAGTTTCAAGACCATTGCCACCGCATACCCTGTGGCTGCAGACGCTGTTCGGGTGCTAACCGCCTCCGTTAACGGCAAAAGCCCGTTCACCATGTTTGAGGACAAGCGCGGAACATCGACGCCCCTTGGCGTGATCAACCAAAAGCGCACGGCAGAGTTCAGCCTTGAGTGCTACGCCTATCTCCCCAACCGAGAGACCGCTCCCGACTGGGCCGACCTGTTGACCTCGGGCGGATGGACCGCCGTGCCAGCCAGCGGTGACGAAACGTCTGCCACTGGCGGGACTACCACGGTAATCACTACCGCAGACACGACCAACTGGTCTGTGGGCGACTGTGGGATCTTTGAAACGGGGCTCGCCACCGGGGTTTACGAGATTCGGCGGATCACCGCTATTTCCGCAGGGGCTAGCTTCACGGTTTCCCCGGCCCTACAGAACACCCCAGCGGCTGGGTCCAACATCTTGGCTGGAATCCTTTACAAGCCCAAGGACGCGAAGGACACCACTCCCGACGCGCTTACGATGTGGGCGTTTAACAACAACAGCGCAGATCGCATGATCGGTGGAGTGGTTGGGTCCGAGACCTTCTCAATGGGTGGCGACGGAGCTGCTCGCATTACGTTCAGCGGAACGGGTCGCCGGGACAACCGAATGGTTCAGACCACGCTCAATGCCGGGGGCACCCTTAACGACACCGACGTTACATTTACCGTGTCAAGCGGAGGCGCCATCCCCTCGGATGCCAGTGCCGCTAACCCGTACTACTATCAAATGGATAGCGAGAACTTTGAGGTCATTGGCGTCTCGGGAAATACCGTCACCGTTAGTGCTCGTGGAATCCATGCGGGCGGCGGGTCTGCTGCTACTCACGTTGACGGATCCCTGTTTTATCCGTTCCAGCCAACGGGATCCTTTGCGGGAACCCCTATTCCAGCGACCTCTGGCTCTTTGCTGGTGGCTGGCGCTCCGCTTCAAGCCGGGTCTATCTCGGTAGAGGTTGATCAAGGGATCATCTATCGTGAGAACGTGCATGGAGACGACTACGTCGTAGATGGCTATGTCGGCGGCATGCGAGCCGTGACCGCCACCCTCGATGGTTGGAGTTTTTACGACTCAACCTTGCTTGAGGCTATGGACGCGCGCAATCGCACCAGTTCCCAGATCCTCTGCCAGCAGGGAGAGTCTGAGGGCGGCATCTTCGCCGTAGAACTGCCATCGTTTAAGTTTGAAGAGCCCGACATGGATCGCGGTGGCGATGAGGTCACCGTGTCTTTGACCGGACAAGCAGTAGGAACCACCTCGGAAGACGAGATTTACATTATGGTGGGCTAACCACCTCACAGGACGGAGCACCCCGTGGAACTGAGCACATGGAATGTCCAGGAGTACGAACTAACAGATTCGGACGGCGAGAAAGCAGTCATTCTGTTTCGTCCTCTTACGCAGGGCTGGAGAACAAGGCACCTCGAGATAACCCTTGGCCTTCAAAGGGCCGCAGAGACGGTAGCGGAACTGCAGAAGGGTGTGACCGACGAGCCACCCTCCAAGGAGGCTTTCAAGGCGCTTATAGACGCGCAAGCGAACGCCGACGAGGTCCTCTCTCAGTTTCGCGGAGAACTGTTCCGCGATCTGATTGTGGGATCCAAGAACCTGACCATCGACGGAGAGGTCCCATCAAGGGACGATCTGATCTTGGCGGTCATCGGAATCGAGTCGCTTGGTCAAGACCTGGCCCAGCACATCATCTCCGAGGGCCACGTATCGGAGTCCGAGGGAAAAGACTAAGGGCCGCTTTTCAGTACGTTGCAAAGGGCGAGCCCTCTCCCGAAGAAGTTGACCTCTGGGAGAAGTCCGGCTGGACTGGGTGTAAGCTTTGGGGCTCCTGTGGAGGAACCCGGTGCAAGGATGGAGACCCTGATGAGAAAGGTCGCCTTCGGTTTCGCACTCCCGTGCTGATACCTAGAGACCGGCCTCAAGGGTGCCACCCTGTCGATAGGCGGCTCTCCGCATGCCCCTTAAGGGAGTGTGACCCGTGGGTTTGGTCTGCGGTTCACACTTGGAACTCGTGGACTACTTTCGGGGGATCTCCGGCCCCAGGAGCTCTGTCTGAGCAGCCAGCTCGACTATTAGATGCCCTAGCTATAATTGATGCAGAAAGCGCCCTAGTGCGAGCGTATCATTCCGAGGTGCAGGCAAGACGATCCAAGATGAGGAAGGGATAGATCATGGCTACGGGAATGGTGAACATCCAGTTCAAGGTGGACTCCAAGGGAGCCGTAAAGGAGATCAAAGCCCTCGGCAAGACCATCAAGACCTCCGAAAAAGAGGCCACCAAATGGGCCAAGGCGGGCTTCTTCGCTTCGGCAGGAGCCTCGGCCTACAAGCTGTCGGTAAACCTTCTTAGGAAGGCGCTTACGTCCCTCATTGGCCCCATTAAAGACTCGGTCTTTGAGATGGGCGTCCTTGGCGACCGGATCGCTAAGGATGCGCGGATGATCGGCGTGACCGCAGAACAGTTCCAAGTAATGGAGTTCGCGGCAAAGAGGTCCGGCACCTCGGTCACGGCGGTCAACAACGGCATGAAGAAGCTGGGCCGCGTGATGGTCGATGCCCGAAACGGGTCGAGGCAGATTAAAGACACGTTCAATGCGCTTGGCATCGAGCTCATGAAGAGCAATGGAACCCTTAGAGACACCTTCGATGTGTTTCTAGACCTCGCCGACAAGTCAGCGATACTTGGGGCCTCCGCAGAGCGCACAGGCGTTCAGATGCTCTTGCTTGGACGGTCTGGAACTGAACTGTCGAACATGCTGTCAGATGGCAGGCACGGGATACTCGAGCTCAGGAAAGAGTTGGAGGATCTTGGGGGGATCATGGGCGGTGACGCCCTAGACAATAGCGAGTTGTTTGTTGATCGGATGGCAGACCTTGAGCACGCTTTCCGAGGCGTGAAGATTCGGCTGGGCGCGGAACTCATGCCGATAGTTACGGATCTTGTTGACGAACTCGCCCTGTTTTTATCGAAGCTCGACGTTAAGAAAGTAGAGGGCTTTGCGATCTCCCTGGTGGAGGCTGCTGCAGGAGGTAAAGACTTTGTAGAGGCCCTGGGGCTGCTTCCCGAACTGTCCAAGGACTCTGGCAAGTCCATGTTAGAGGCGGCGGGAGACGCTGAAGAGTTCGCTGCCAAAATAGAGAAAGGGAACCTGTCAATTAAAGAGATGGCAGCGGTAACAAACCAACTGTCCGACACAACGCAGGTTACCTTTGACCAGATAAACAACGAGACATTCCTGCCCTTTAAGGCAACAGCGTTCGCCTTAAAGGCCGCTTGGTTCCCGTTGCTGTCACTACTCAAGATCATTGACACGACGTATGAGGGGCTTACCAGCCTGGTTGGGGGCGCCGGAACAGGTATTGACTTGGGGCTCTCCAAGGGGCTTTTGGGGTTCATCGACGATACGGTTGGCGTGGCTGGTGGGATGCGTCAAGGCGGTCTAGCGACGAAGTCTTTTACGGATGCCCTGGATGATCTGAAGGAGCGCCTCGCTGGCGGTTACGGGCCGAGGGGAGAGGCATTGGCTCCAATTATCGACGCAGAAGAGCGCCTAAGAGAGGCTCGTCGAGGCGGGGTGTCGAATGAAGACCAGCAAATGCTTGAGGCATGGGTAAGGTCAACCCAGAAGCAGATAGACGCTGAGAGGGAGTTCACGCTAGCTCGGCAAGATCAGATCCTCGCAGACAAGCTGGCTGCTAGGGCGAAAGAGGACCTTAAAAAGAGAATAGAAGAGGAGCGGGAGGCGACGAAGCGGGCGATTGCAAATCTAGCGGCAAGCCGAGACAAGAAAGAAGCTGACGCAGATGCCGACAGGGAAAGGGCAAAAGCCCTTAAGGAACTCCTAGAAATCGAGGAGTACTACAACTCGATCCAGCAAAGGTTCCTCAAGTCCCAGGAAGACATTTACAAAGAGTTCTCTGAGAAGGACCGTGGGGGCATTTCAGAATCGTTCATGCAGGGGCTCATGGACGAGCAGGAGTTCAGGAGGCAGATGGCCTCTGCGGCAGAGCAGGAGTTAATTAACGAGTGGGCTCGGAAGAACCAAATTATCATGGAGGGCCTGGAGACGGGCAGGGTTGAGTACGCCAACAACGAAGAGAAGCTTACTAAACTTTTCGAGGACACCTACAACCTTCGCCAGCAGAACGATGCCATGTATGCGGCTGGCAAGATTGAGATGGAGAACGAGACGAACGCGGCCGTGCTTTCCTCCCAAAACCAGCAGATGTCTGCTATGGAGGAGATTATTAACCAGACAGGAAACATGTTCGGCGCCCTGTCCAGCATTGCGATGGATGCCTACAGAAAGGGAGATCAAGAGGCCCTCTCCCACGCAAGAGCCCTGTTCGCCGTTCAGCAGGCAACGGCCCTTGCCGGGGCTACAGTCTCTACCGCACTGGCAATCACGAACGCTCTGGCTGTCTCGCCCTTCCCACTCGGTGTTGCCCTCGCTGTCGGCGCAGGAATTGGGGGAGCAGCTCAGATAGCAACCATCATTGGAACCAGCATTCAGGGTATCGGTGACGCAGGACTAACCAGCGACACGTTAAGGAAGGCTGGCCTTAACAATCACAGTGCCATCGCGGTCAGGAACGACGAGACCATCCTCGATCCGGTGGGCACCAGGCACATCACAGAGATGCTTGAGATACAAAAAGCCCAAATGGTTGGGTCGTCTTCAGAGCAAAAGATCTCGACCACCGTTGAAATTGACGGCAGGGTGCTCGGAGAGAGCGTAGACAGTTATATGATTCGTCAACAGGAGCGCGGGCTGGCGTACTCCAATCGAGTAAGACAGGACTATTTGTAATGCTGACAGCCTTTTTCCTGAAAGACGAGCTCAACGGAAAGATCATATCTAGGTCGAACTATGAGGCCACTCCCTCTGTTGACGGCAACTACACCGAGAACGTCTCGGATCCTCGCCCACGAGTCATGTGGAGTTCGGGGATGGACAACCTCTCGTATGCTTCGTCTTTCACAAACTTCTGCGTTGATCAACAGAGCCGCTACATAGAACTCTCGGCAACCGCATCAGGAAGCATCACCACGCTTACGATCCCGTTCGGCTCCTACACAGGGTCACAGTTGGCTACATCGATAACAGCACAGCTCGCCGCGTCTACATACTCTGGTTGGTCCTGCGGATACGACGCTGGCACAGGAAAGTTTACGCTAGGCGGGTCCCCGGCACTGTATATCCGCTGGAAGACCGGCTCTCACGGATCTGGCGGCGACAAGACCAACATGGGCGCGGAGCTTGGGTTTGACACGACTAGCGACGATGGCCCCACCCTGAGCATCAGCGGAGACGAGTCTCGATGGGGAACGCATACGTGGATTGCCTTTGACCTTGAGGCCACCCCCACAGTGGGAGCCTTCCTGTGCGACCTATATACGGGCCTTGGCGAGACCATAGACACTTCCAACGTCACGATGTACGGGGGCACCTCGCTTCTTACGGGGACCTTCCTCGCCAACGCTCAGTCTGGAGCTTCGTACACCCTGCCGTTTTCTACAGAGCCCTCCGATGAAGAGAACAAGGTGCGGGTGGCCTACCACTCTTCTGGGGAGGCTAAGGCTCAGTACTGGCTATTTTCTTGGCGCCACTTCGATGAAGAGACTCGGCACAGCGTGAAGATTGTTCGGGGGATGTCGAAGACCTCGAGTTTGACGAGAACCGTCACCACTCTGCGAGGTCATGGATTGGTGAGCGCGCAGAGGGGCCTAGGGATCAACAACTACTACCCGGTAGAGAACCTGAGAAGGTGGTCACTCCCTCTGGCTTTTGACAGTTGGGGCGAGGTTGACTATCGGAACGTAATCCACGGGGTGGTTCGTCACGGCAAGCAGGACGGACTTCTTTGGGCGCTTCGGTGGGACGACATCTTGTCTGGTGCCGTAAACCCAGAGGACGAAGCCAACAGGGGCTTTCTGGTTTACGCCGCGCTCCACGACTACTCTCGCGATACCTACGTGGGTCAGGCTGCAGAATACTTGTCGGGGGAACTCAAGCTAGAGCAGGTTAGATGACCGCCAAGATCGACTTCAGCAAGAACGCGCTCCATTTGGCGTATGTGTTCTATGGGGAATACCACGACGAGGCTGGCGAGCTGAGATCTGTTCGGTGGTGCGGCCCCAAGGGTCGTGTCGGGAGCGGGCTTCTCTTCCCCCTTCCCGCCAACGTGTCCAGCAGCGGCTCTGCGAGGACCACTGTTTGGGAGGCTAGGCTGTCTCGGTGTTCGTTCGACATGAACCTGGGTGGCTGGGATCAGCACATCCAGACGGTTAACGACCTGTCCTTCAACGTAGACATCTCTGGTGGTCCACAGGCTACAGACGGAAACATCGGTGACTTAAGGCGCGACATAATTCACGGTCGCTGGCGAAACAAGCGAGGGTTTCTTTGGTTAGTAGATCTCGACACTAACGATTATCAGCTAGTTGCCTCTGGAGCTTTCGACAGAAACCCGACAGCGATTTCGGCCAACAACTTCGCCATCACCCTTGGCGTTACGGCCCTGGTCCCGTCAACGATTCGCTTTCCATGCACCCAGATTCCAGAGAACGCAAACAGCTACACCTACGATCAGGCTTCCATTTTTAATGGATTTACTTACTACCTGCCCACCCAGTACATGCTTAGCCCAGACCATAAAGGCAAGTACATAGGCCCCACCTTTGGACACGCGACAGCCGCAGGAGACAACTACGTTTGGAGAGAGGTTGTTCCTTTCGGCAGAAGGACTAACCACCAAAGCGGCGCCTTTGTTTTTTGCTTTGTTTCTCCGATCACAAACTGTTTTGTGTCAGAGGTTTTTGTCGAGCAAAGCAATAACGACAACAGGCCCTATTCCGTAACCCCAACGGGCACGGTAGGCGGCTTAATGCTGGAAACGATTAACAATTTAGATCCAACTAGAGGGCCCGTTGGTACGTGGCTGCGATTCTCGACAGGGTCTACTCAGAACTTTATCTGGTGGGGAAACCAGTTCCGCGACGTAGACCCAGCCAACCCTGGAAACACTGAGGGAGGCCCAATGAGCAGGGTCTTCGCTCGGGTGGCGGGGCATGGCACCGGGGTATTTGATCGCGTTGAGTTTGATACTCTGGGAGATAACCCCGTAGAGGTACTCAAAGACGGCGGAAGCCCCGCCTCCACCTTATGGGATGTTCTGGACGACCTAGTCTCTAACCCAGCCCTGATGAACTCGCCGGGAACGGTTTGGGGAACGGGAGCTGTCTCCGACTTCCGGTCGAGTTCGCCAGCACCCCCTGCTGTCCAAAACTCCGTTGAGTACTACAACCTGGCGTGCGCCGTTCCCCGCGACATCGTAGAAGAACAACCTTCTTTCAGGGAAATGATCCAGTCGTTGGCGAGTTCGTTCCCGTTCGACGTTGTGGATCGCTTAGATCCGGCTCTTGATGAGTGGCGCTGGTATCCGATCTGGAGGAGCGGGTTTCTCTCTGAGCCAGATCACATATTTACTGTGGCGGATATGTCGAGGACGGACCCGCCGTCTATCCAGCAATACGACAACGCAGACGGCAAGTACGCCAACCAAGTCAACGTGAGAACGCCTGAGTACTACAGCCGCCCAACAAACGCGACCACCAGCTTTGCGCCGGGACAGAATGCTGGAGGCGAGGACAAGATTGATCCGACCTACCAGGAGGCGTTTCGATACAACGACGTGTTTGAGCAGGGTTCCACCAAAGAGGATCTCGTTGTTCCAGATTCACTTGAGTGGGATCACTGGTTACACACCGGCAATCTGGGCAATGGATCTGCAGCCCTAATTCTGGGCACAGAGCGAGCTCAGCCGCAAAGGACGGTGATGGCTCTTCATGGGCACAGGTCGTTTTCAGTTGCTATGGGAGCCTATGTTAGGTACTCCATCCCTGGAGTGAATAAAGAGGTTGGCATGGTTCGCAAGATGCGATTCGACTATGATCTCCAGCAAGTGCAGATGACGACCTACCATGTCGATCATCCTGTTGGTGGCAAGGCTACGGAAAAAGAGAACAAGGCTTACCTAGAAGAGCCTGAGTACACAGATAACGAGTGAACAAAAAGAGGAGAGCGTCATGCCAGGTGGTGTAAGTTATATAGGCGACCTATCTGTGGTCGAAACTGGTGGAGAAATCACCTCCGCCTCGGTTGGCGACAAGGCTCTGAAGAGCGCGTGCTCTGACAATGTTTCACTCGAGGTAGACAGCTCGACTGGAAAACTGCAGATCAAGAGCGCGGGCAGCTCGCTTGCTAACGGTGTTCAGCGC